AGGAAATATTGATGCTTTCGAAGACGAACTCAAAAGACAAGAATGTGATGAGAGGGATCGAGGAGATTGGTATCACGATGAACGAGAAGGTATGCTTGATGATGGTCAGATGTTTTACAATCATCATGAAGCTAATGATGGGTGGTTCAATGATTAGACGAAAACCCATTAGACTTGACCTTACACATCGTCAGTTTGAAGCATTACAATTGGCTTGTGAATGTATGAGACAGAACATTATGGCAGAGTTCGATCAACCTCATGAGTACAGATATTATGACAGATATACTGTAAGAACTTTCAATAATCTTTTGCAAGAGATTGCCAATGTTGAATAAGACAAATGCCCACGGAAATTCCGTGGGCATTTTTTTTGTGCAGCAGCCTCGGAGGCTGCAGCCTCCAGGCCTTGGGGTGCAAAATTGCAGAAGATCGCAAAACTATTCTGTTTTTTTTGCTACTTGCGATCTTCTGCACTTGGCTCATTTTTGTGGGTCGCAAGAGAAGGAAGCAGCAGCCGTGCCTCTTGGGAAGCAAAATTGCAGAAGATCGCAAACTTTATGTTTTTATTGTTACTTCCGATCTTCTGCAATTTGTGTCACTTTTCGATTTGCAGAACCAAGACAATCTTCCAGGTTTCCGTATATCAAGAACCCTTCGGTGTCGTGGGACAGAGGGGGGTTGCAAGGCATCTTCGCAGAAGATGCCTTGCACAAAGTGCCACCTTCAAATAAATATAGAATCGCCTTCGAAGGTGCTTGAACCAAGAAAAAAGAAACATAATTATTGGCAGATATCCTCAAATGTGTTGAAATTTGTGAAGGTTCGACCTTAAAAGTGTTTCCTTTTGTTGGTGCTTTTAGTTCAATAAACAAAGGCAATTTTTCATTAATAATTATTATATCTGGAAAGCCACTATTAAATTTATTTTCTATTTTTTGAATAAACGTACCTTTTGGAAGTTGTTTTTTTATGCTTAAAAAAAAGTTTTTTTCTGACATTTTTACTTGACCTTTATGGGATAATTTGGGATAAATAAAAGATATTAAAACTTTAACATAATTAAAAACGAAAGGAAATATTATGGGAAATAGAGCAGTAATAAGTTTTAAATGTGAGGGTGTACCAAAAGAATATTCGCCTTCAATTTATTTACATTGGAACGGAGGTCGAGACAGTATTGAAGGTTTTCTAAAGGCTCATGAAAAAGCAGACTTTAGAAACGGAGATTACGGAATTGCTAGACTAATTCAATTAATTACTAATTGGTTTGGAGGTGGTCTCTGTGTTGGTGTTGGGGTTTATTCTCAAATGGATACAGATAATTTTGATAATGGGGTTTATTGGGTTTGCTCAAAAACTTTTAAGATTGTTGAAAGAGAATTTAAAAGACATGAAGAACAACAAGTTTATAATGTTATTGAATTTTCAAAAGATGTTTTGGAAAAATCAAATATTAAAATTGAAGAGGTGGCTTAAAATGTTAAAAATTAAAATTCCTTTTATAGACAATTCTTCTCACGGATACGGCAAAGTTTCATATTACGATCTAAAAGGTTTTGGAATTGATCTTAAGAACTTTTCTTCTTTTAGTTTCTATAATTCTAAAAATGCTTGTGTATATCTTGAGGAAGATTGCGACCTTCCAAAATTTATAAAACTTTTAAAAGATAAAAAAATAGAAGTATCTTTTTTAGATCAATATAAACCAAATTTCAGACCTTCGGAAATGATAGATTTTTATTATCTTGATGAAATAAAAGAAAGGGTTGCATAAATGGAAAGGATTGACTTTTGGGGTTTTGAAATAATTTACAAGATCCACGAAGAGATTGAAGAGGCAGAGGAATTTGCCTCTTCACAATATCAAAATTTAAACCAAGAAGGAGAGAAAGTTGAAAGCATTATTTATTGATTCAAAAGATCAGACTATTAGAACTATTAGTTATGATGGAGATTATAGAAGCATCTATAGAATATTGGGTTGCAGAACTTTTGAGTGTGTAGATTTGCCATTCAAAAATGGAGACACTGTTTACGTTGATGAAGAGGGTTTATACCAAGACGATTGTTATTCTTTTACTATTAAGGGAGAAGATGGCAGACTTAATCATATAATGGGAAATGGTTTAGTTTTGGGGACAGATGCAGAGGGCGAAAGCATAGAGCATCAAACCTCTTTAGAAGATGTGAAAAGCAGAATTACTTTCAAAGGTAGGATCGCAATATTAAAAGAGGGTGGGGGTTTTTCTTTGATGGCTTATGATGAATATCAAAAGATGTTAGAGGAGCAAAAAGGTAATGAATTATACGAACAAAGAAAGGAGCAATAAAATATGACTTGTGTAATTTGTAAAGGAGAAATAGAGCCTCATAAAAATGCAGAGGGGGTCGTGTATTGGACAGAGGGACACAATGCAGAGCCAATCGCAGAGGGCAGATGTTGTGACAGATGCAATGAAGATATTGTTGTTCCACACAGAATAGCAGACATGATGGCATCAATAAAAAAGTAGCAGTTGTCAAAGTAGTACACGGATTATTCGTGTACTATCTTGAAAATTGCAACAACAAACGAAAGGAGAAGTTATGCAGATTTCAAAACTAGAGGTAAAAAATATCTCACACTACGCAAGGGGTTCAGAAGAAACACCTTGTTATAATGCCACAGTATATATCAATGGCAAGAAAGCAGTTGAAGTATCTAATGACGGACATGGTGGAAGTGATAGACAACATGTTTGGCATGAGAATGGTTTCAACCTTCAAGAAATTAATAAATGGTGCGTTGAAAAGTTTGGTCAAGAAACTTGGGAGTATAATGGGCAGACCTATTCAACAGATCTAGACTTGGAGCATTATTGCCACCAAGAGTTGTATAATTGGCTTGATGCTAAAGAGTTGAAGAAGGAAATGAAAAAGCAATATCTTTGTGTTGATAAGAAAGACGACAAAGAATTTTTAGTTGCTTGGAAAAGACCTATTTCAAAAGTGATTGATGATGATGGTTTTCAGACTTGGCTTAAAAAGAACCAACCACACATGGTTGGCAAATGTCTAAACTTTCTACCCTTTGATCAAGCATTAAAACTATTTAAGGAGTACACATAATGCCAATGACTATTCAAGAATGGAAAAAAGCAAAAACTGTAGGCTATGACGTTTTTCTTGATACTGGAATCTCTATCAGAGGTTTCAACAAGTGGGACAAAAAGGCTAGAAAAGAAGCTATAAAAAAGTTTATTGAGATCTTAAAAGCAGATGAAGTAGACTTTGTGTATGAAGAGAATAAGAGTGATGATCCATTTTATAAGGAGGATATGTAATGCAAGAAATCAGACCAAGCTCTTTGGAGTTAGCAAAGGCTTTAGAAAATTTTATTTACAATGAACTTGATGTAATTACGGAGAGTGATTGGTTTCAAGAAAAAATAACAACAAAAGTAAATCAAATTTTGGATCACGAAACAGACAAGACAATGAAAAAATTAGGATTGGAGGAATAAAATGGGTAGATATTACAATGGAGATATTGACGGCAAATTTTGGTTTGCCGTTCAATCAAGCAATGATGCCGATTTCTTCGGAGTAGAAGGAGAAACAAGGTTTCTAGATTATTATTTTGATGAAGATAATAAGAAAGATGTTCATAGAGGTATGCTTGAATGTGATAGGCATTTGGGTAAATATCGAGAACTCTTAGATGAGTTTTTCAATAATCGTGAAAGCTATAACGACAAGATGTTAATTGAATATCTTGATGAAAAGGCACACCCTACAAAACATACTGAACAAGGAATTAAGTATTACTTGGAATGGTATGCAAGATTAATTCTTGGTAAGAAGATTTATAATTGCATACTTGAGCAAGGTAGTTGTAGTTTTGAGGCAGAATTATAATGCTCAAACACCTAGATTTATGTAGTGGTATTGGTGGCTTTGCCGTGGGTTTTTCCATGGCAAAGTTATCCGAGCCTATCGCTTTTTGCGACACAGACAAGTTTTGTCAGAAGGTTCTTGCTAAAAACTTTCCAGGAATTCCAATCTATGATGATGTAAAGGAGATCGCAGATGACCCAACAAGATTTATTTCAGAACGACCAGATATCCTCACCTCTGGATATCCATGCCAACCCTTCTCAACAAGTGGTAAAAGGGGAGGCACAGAAGACCCTCGCCACATCTTTCCGTACTTGCATAAACTTATTGAACAAATCAGACCCACTTATTGTGTTTTCGAAAATGTTTATGGACACCTCTCATTGGGACTTGACGAGGTATTGTTTGCAATGGAAAGCCTCAACTACCACACGAGGACATTTGTACTTCCGTCTAGTGCAATCGGAGCAAGACACAAAAGGGACAGACTTTGGATCATCTGTCGAAACTTGGGCGACCCCTACGACTATGGATTCCCTACCTCCGAGAAGTGCAGAAGCTACCAAGAAGATGCAAGAGGGACACAGAAAAGGTCGCAAAAGACCGAGCAACTTGAGAGAACAAGTGGATCCCAAGACAATGGCAATGTATCCGACCCCCACGACCAAGGGTTTTGGACACGCCTCGGAGGGACAGACAATGATCTTCAGAAAGAAGGTGGAGAGAGGGGAACTCACGGAAACAGAGGCACAAGCCATGATGAACGGAGTGACCTTGAGACCACCACGAATGAAAGAATGGAATTTTCCAACTCCGACTTCAAGTCTAAAGAAACACAGTTACAACGGAAACAAGGACTTTTGGGAGAACCGAGTAGAGAAGGGGAGACAAATGGACTTGGGTATGAAGATGTATCAAACGGAGGGAGACGGAAGATTGAATTGCGATTGGACGGAGTGGTTGATGGGTTATCCTATTGGTTGGACGAGCCTAGAGGAGTCCCAAGAATAGTTGTGGATCAAAAAGATAGAGCCAACAGACTAAAAGCATTAGGTAATGCAATCGTTCCACAAAATGCAAAGTTAATTGGATTAGCAATCAAGAAAGAGTTGACTTCTAAATAATGTTTGATCTATCTTTGAAATGCACGGAGCAATATCGGGAATTGCTATTTGCCCAGGTCGGAGAGAGACCTCGCCCTTCCACTCTCTTCGACCACTTTATATTCGCCTTCAAACGCAGAGGGGTAATTCTTTCTTATTTCTGCAAGACGACCAATGATTTCTTCACGAGAGAGCTTATCTAAGCTATGGGTTATGTTTGTTTCCCTTCGATCAACGGAAAGACCACCAAGATTAGATCTGTATTTTTCTGCATTAACGGCTGCAGACCACTGACCAGCCTCTTCAGCGCCTTTGGAAAGGTCTGCAAACCTTTTCAACTGACCCATCAAAGTTACTCCGTATTTCCTTTCGTAATTCTCACGGAGTTCTTTGATGTGTTCAACTACCAAAGGAAAGTCTCTACCATTAAGGAGCAAACTCGCAGTCTTTCTGGCTTGACCCTCAGAGTAACCAGCTTTTCTGGCACACTCAGAATTAGAATAAGTCCCTTCGACTATGAGTTTAGAAAAAGTTTTCTGTCTATTAGTAAGTGGCATGAAAAAATAATAGAGTTTCTCCCATATTTTTTCAATAAAAAAAGGAAAAAAAATGACGCGGTCGGCTTTAAAGTGTAACATCTGTAACCAAAGTGTAACCAACACCCTTAAGCATACCAAGGGTTTGAAGCCATTGGTTACAAGGTTACACTGGTTACACCTATTTTTAAAAAATTTTTATAAACAAAAAAATATGACAGAAACTATATGTAAAGTGTATCCCATAAAAATAAAAGATTATTTACTTGACTTATTATTTCCCAACCATTACTTATATATAAGTAATTGTAATTAATAATAGGAGATATTATGGGAAGAGTAAAATCACTTTGGGAAGATTCAGTTCATGAAATCATTGATGCTACGATTCATGGTGTACTAACCAAAAGAGAAGCTAAGAAAAAACTTGATAGGTTAATTGATCTTTATGAAGGTGGATATCCATCTGACGAGTTGCAATGGATAGAAGAAGAGATGGGCGATATAGATGAACCTGTAAAATTTAAATCTTTGAATGTCCATGAAAATGTATATGGAGACCTTAAAGAGATAGCCAAATT